CTGGGACATATACGTTTGTAAAATTTGTTGAACAGGGATAAGTTCTTTTACGGCCGTTTCGATACACGCAGAGAATCGTTCAAATAACTTATCGTTTCTGGCGTGTTCATTTTGTGGGTCGTGGTATATATAAGGATCGTTGTAAAGATTCTCCGCGGCCTTATTATAACACATTTGAATAAAGACTTCATTTGTTGGGAGTTTTAATGATATTTTCTTATTATCTTTACTTAATCGAACTGCTGATAAAATTTTAACGCAACTTACAAAAACGGCTGCGATGAGATCGTTAAACCATGCACATCTATTTGCGATGTTATCCGTGTGTTGCTTAGATTGAGCATCACTCCAGTTTGGAACTTCCTTTAACAATTTTTGAAACATAATAAGTGTCTTTCTTCCCTTGGATAACTTATATGCTTCTTCGTACATTTCTTCAAAAACTTCAATCATAACTGGGCACATGAGTATACAGAGTTGGCCAAGGTATTCACGTTTAGCTTCAACGAGTATATTAAGATTGTCCATTTATGATTAATTGGGTTTTTTTATGAGAGGTTATCGCGCATTTGTCCTGTATTTATTAGCAGCTTTTTTTAGGTTTACAAGTGTTGGAAAATCTTCTAAATGATCGTCATCATCCTCTTGTTTTTTCTGAGTATTGTTTTTTATTTTACGAGGGCGCCATGAAATACATAATTCAAAATCGCCTATATGTTGTACCATAAAACCACCTATATGAAGTTGTCTAACTAAATATTGTGTTGCTTTTATTCTATCGAAATGTGGGTAGCCCATAACAAATGAAGGTATTTGTACAAATACGTATTTATGACCTAATTCTACAGATTGACGTATTTTTTTAGATATTTGTTCATACAATTTAACATACGTTTCTTTCCTGAGACGATTTCGTTTTTCAGCTATTCTAGATATATCATCTACACTGATCATTACAATACGTTAAATTATTATTTCGTCATTATTACTCATGTTTTGTAAAGATGGAGGAGGTACTCTATCCTTATGCGTTGGCCAATCTGGTATATCGTTTACTGGTTTATTTTTATTACCATACATAGTTTGTGAATCTAAAATTTCTTTGTCTACAAACCTATTATTCTTTATGATATCCAGTTCGGATTGTCTAACGAGTGTATAATCTTGAAATTCTTGAGCATTACTTGGATCTGTAAAAACGCCTATATCAGAAGGTGGGTTTATGTATATAGGTTGTGTTTTGAGGTACAGTATAGCAACTTCTGGTTTCTCATCAACTTTTATTTTTTTATCGCGTTCGAGTGCTTGTAATTTCTTTTCATCTCGTCTTAAACGTATTTGTTCTATTTCGGATAATTCGCTCTTTCTTTCCAGACGTTCACTCACACTTTGTTTCGTTTCCTCTAATATATCACCGAATTGTCTACCTTCTTCGTATTCTGATGATACATCCCTCGTTTCATATCTTGGACCTTCATTAATTACTTTTATATCAGACGTGACTAAAAATCCGAAATCAAATCCACCGTGTTTTACAACCATAAACATACATCTATACACTTCGTTTCCGTTGATTTTGTGTGTATACTTCTTAACTTCAGTTGTTTCTATTATATAAGTACACAATCCCGTTTTTTTAGAAACTTCCTTATTTGTTTTTAAAATCATTTCCTGCATCAGGTCATTTGATATAGAAATTTTGTCGTTTTCTTCGTTATAATCTGAGGTATCTATACCCTCGTCAGAAAGTAAAGGTTCTTTCTTATCGAGTGAATATAGTTCCGTCCTGGACATGATATATAGAACAATGATAATCGAAATAACTAAAATAAGTTTATTCATCTATATTTAATTGTGATTTTATTTAAAAATTTTTTTAGTATACACTTTTAAATGTCGCTTTTGATATACAGTCCGCAGTGTAATCATAGTTTAGATATAATAGATTATATCAGTAAAAATGAACAATTGAAATCTATTGTTTCGTATCACAACATTAACGAACGTGGTATACCGCCTCAATATAAAAATAAAATAAGTAGAGTACCAACCATGTTAACTAAAAATGGTAAATTACTTGTTGGAAACGAAATAAAAAACTGGCTTAGTTCGCTATTACCAGTAAAAGAAGTCGAAATGGCTGGGTTTGGAAACTGTTCTATGACAACGTTAGACGGTGAAGGTAATAATGAATTATTCGGTTTAGATGATTATGGCATGGCATTACAGCCCGCCATGACACCAGAACTCGAAGAAAAAATAAATAGGAGTGTTAGCGATGCCTATAATTCAACAACTAAACAAACGTAATATAAAGAAATAAATACAGTTTCAGATAATGAAACTCGTAACAGTTCAAGCATCTGCTATTAAGGCAACTTTCGAGGTTTTAAAAGATATATTGAACGATGTTAATGTATATTTTAAACCAGACGGTATGTATATAGTCACTTTAGATACCGCTAGGACTTCTTTAGTCGATATGTATTTGGCCGGCGATCTTTTCGATGAGTACGAATGTGAAACTGAAATTATAGCTGGTATAAACGTATCAAACACGTTTAAACTTCTGAAATCTATATCTAATAGCGATGTTCTTAAAATATCAATAGATTGTCGAGAATTTATGAATATAGAAATACATAGTGAAGCAAAGAAATCGTGTACAAAATTTGCACTAAAACTTCTCGATATAAACGAAAATCAGATAGAAGTTCCTCAAATGAATATGACAACGATAACACCAATGCCATCTGCAGATTTTCAAAGAATATGTAGGGATATGTTTAACATATCAAATGATATAGAAATAACAAGAGATGGGTACGTATTTCGATTATACTGTTCGGGTGATTTCGCGAATCAAGAAACTGAAATTCAATGTACAGAAGAGAGTCCCAAAATTTGTGGTACGTATTCACTTCGGTACATGAACATATTTACTAAAGCAACAAGTATGTGTTCAACTGTACAAATCATGCAAGAAGAACAGAATAGGTTTTTGATATTAAAATATAACGTTGCAAATCTTGGTGAACTTAAATTTTATTTAGCAACAAAAGCAACTTCGGACGATAATTAAGGTATACTTAAATCGGTTATATACCCATCTACCGTATTCACATGTTTTACCATACCTAAAGGGCTTTTTATCTTTATCGTCGGGTATTCATTTTCAAGTGTTTCCATGTCGTAATACATTAAATCACTTATTCTTATTTGTTGATTATTATAATCACCTCTTGGTCCAGCGTATCTTTTTATTTTATTCAAAAGATCTTTAACGGGTTTACCATCCGAATCAAGCAATTGTGCACTCGTGATTGGCATGTTAAACACTATACCACTTTTTCGAGCAGGTGGCCATTCGTGGTCCATGTCATATGACATGTATTTGTACATTTTATCATTGTACCAATATTTTATACGAACAAGTATTTTTTTAACATTTTTGGGTATTGTAGTATTTTTATAATTGACGTTATTAAGATTTTTATAGAACGTTTCTGTTATTCCGTCCCACTCATTTATAGACTCATCCAGCCAAAAATCGTCGAGTTCTTCTGGTATTATATCATTATCGATGAAATATTCCATGGATTGATCAATAATTTTATAATCGGGTTTCGAAGTTACAGATTTTATACGTTCGTATGCCCAAAGTATAACGTTAGTTAAAAAATTAATAACCATAATATTTAGTTATTATATGGAAGGTAATTTTTTAAGCCGATATAACAACAAGATAAATTCATGGAAAGAATCCATAGAAAAAGATCCAGACAATAAAAATGAGTACGAATCTCAGATGTCTGAATATATAATCAATTGTATGCCTTATATGAAACAGTATACAGAAGAATCCGAAAAGGAAGTAAATACCGATAACGTATTTAATTGTAAAGAAACGTCGGGTTTGCAAAGAAAGGATATATTTATAGATTACCTAGCGGAAGTTGAAAAAGCATCTGTCGATAGACCTATACAGAAAAAACCAGAAACTTGTCCGAATTGTATAAATAGCACGGTATACCATTTCACAGATACGAGCGATCTTGTATGTGAGGAATGTGGTTTAATAATAGCAAATCTTATAAGCGAAGAATTAACATATAGAGAGGAGCAGGAAACGTCTGAAAAAATAGTAAACTATTCGTATAAGCGTGAAAATCATTTTAATGAATGGTTATCGCAGTTCCAGGCACAGGAAACAACGAACATACCTCCTGAAGTTATAGAACAACTACGTAATGAACTCAAAAAGATTAAGGTTAAATCTGTAGAAGAAATTACACATGCACGTGTACGCGGACTTTTGAAAAAACTAAAACTTAATAAGTATTACGAACACGTTCCGTATATAACAAATATTTTGAGTGGAATATCACCACCAAAAATGC